AAGCATATTGCTAACGGAATTGCTACATGGTTCCGAAAGTTTCCTACGCAGACTATTGCTTACTCCAGGCAAACCGCTGGAGCAGTTGCAGCGCTTCTATCGCCGGCAGGTATTCCTACTACGCCTATCGACGGCGTCGTATATGGTCAGGCTTGCGACGAAATGCTTTCCGCAATCAGTTCCGGACGACTTCACCACGCAGACCAGCCAGAAATGAATAAGCAGGTGCTATCTGCCGTAAAACTTCCTTTTAAGGATGGCGGATGGTATCTAGGTCGTAAAGTCTCGAACGCCACAATCTGCGCAGCGGTCGGACTCGCTATGGTTTGCCACTTCGCAACACGCCAGGAACCCGACGTAGATATTTATGCAGGGTGACGTAGATTACTGTATAATTCTCCGATAATGGGAATCAAAGATATCTTTACTAAGGCATCCGCTCCAGCTCCTACGGTCGATGTAGCAGCTGCACTCGGTCACTTCGATATTTACGGCGCGGCTCCTATGTATGGCCAAACCGTAATCGCTAACGCGCAGGAAGCCATGAGCGTTCCTTCCGTAGCCCGCGCTAAGGGCATTATCTGCTCGACAGTCGCTTCACTTCCTAAAGAATTGTACGTAAAGAATACAGGCCAACACCTAGAACCTAATCGCTGCATTAACCAACCAGATCAACGCATCCCAGGAGCAGTTACTTACTCATGGCTAGCATTCGATATCTGGTCACGTGGCGGTGGCTACGGAATGATTAACTCAGTTTATGCAGATGGTCGCGTTCAGGACTGGTCATACATTCCATTCGAGCGAGTTACACCAGAGTTTAATTCTAACTACACAGAAATTATCGGCTACATGGTCGACGGTAAGAAAGTTCCACTCTCAGGAGTCGGTTCTATTATCTGGTTCCCTGGACTCGATGAAGGTTTCTTTAATCGCGCAGGTCGAACAGTTCGCGCCGCTATCTGGCTAGAACGCGCTTCTGAAAACTACGCTAAGAACCCAGTTCCATCTATGGCGCTAAAGTCTACTGGTGCGATGCTTACAGGAGAGCGCATCCGCGCACTCGTTAACGCTTTCACTAAGTCACGCCAGGAAAATACTACTGCTTTTCTTAACGCGGATGTAGATCTTCAGATTCTCGGTATCGACCCGGAGCGTTTGCAGCTCACACAAGCCCGCCAGTACGTAGCCCTAGAGCTTGCACGTGCCGCAGGCATCCCTGCTTACTTCTTATCTGCTGAAACTACTTCGATGACTTACTCAAACTCAATCGGAGAACGTAAGGCTCTCGTAGACTTCTCACTTCGCCCGGTTCTTATTGCAATCGAGCAGCGCCTAAGCCAGCCGGACTTCGTGCCAGCAGGAACAGTTATTCGCCATGATCTAGACGACTTCCTACGTGGCGACCCACTGCAACGCGCACAGGTTTACGAAATCTTAAACCGTATCGGCGCTATGTCGGTAGAACAAATCCAGGAAGAAGAGGATCTAATCAACAATGGAAATTAACTTCTCTATGAACGTCGTAGCGGCTAACACTGCTACACGTGAAATCACTGGGCGCGTAGTTACATGGGGCGAGCAGGGCTTTACTTCTGCTGGCGCTACTATCTTCGAGCCACGTTCTATCGAGTTCGGTAAAAAGACGAAGCTCCTCCTAGAGCATGAGCGCACTCGTCCTATCGGAACTCTAAAGAGCTATGAAATTACAGACAGTGGCGTAGACGCTACCTTTCATGTCGCTAATACCCAATCAGGTTCAGATGCCCTCGTAGAGGCCAGCACTGGATTACGTGACGGCTTTAGCGTGGGTGTGAAGGTCGACTCCTGGGATAACCAGGACGGCGTAATGGTCATTAAGGCGGCTAAGCTCGTTGAGGTCAGCCTCGTCACAGACCCAGCCATAGATTCAGCTCGCGTCGCAACCGTCGCAGCTTCAGAATCACCAGAACAGGTTTCTGAGTCAACCGATTCAGAGAATAACAATAACGAAGGAGAACCAGTGTCCGACACTACCGTTCCAGCTCCTGCCGTCGCAACTGAAGCGGTAGAAGCAGCAGCAGCACCAGTAACAGCTGCTCAGTCAGCACCAATGTATACAACTCCACGCATCGACCTTAATGTAACTGCTGGTCAGTTCGCTAAGGCTCAGCTCGCAGCTTCACGCGGCGATGCAGATGCTCGCGATCTCGTAGCAGCTCTTTCAGTTGCAACAGTCGCAGAAAATACAGGTATGGTTCCACCTACATACCTCCGCGATGTAATCGGTGTTATCGACTCATCACGCCCGTTCGTAGATTCTATTGAGCGTGCAGCCCTCCCTACTTCAGGTATGAAGGTGTTCACTCCAAAGCTCGGCGCTCAGGCTATTGTCGGCTTGACTGCTGAAGGTGCAGAGTTTGCATCACAAGATACTGCGGTTACTTTCCAGGAAGATAACGTAGTTAAGTTTGCAGGCGCAGGCGTACTCGACCTTGAGCTCGTAGACCGCTCAGACCCTAGCTTCTTGGATCTCTATATCCGTGAACTCGCTGCATCTTATGCACAGAAGACAGATGCTTACGCTGCAACTATCGCAGTAGACGGCTCTTCAGTATCTGAGTCAACAACACTTTACAAGGCTATCGCTCTTGGTATTGCTGATTCATATAACGTAACACGTTCTACACCAGCTAACCTTCTTGTAGCTCCTTCAGGTGGATTCGATGGAATCGACTTCGCAGGACTCCTCGGTGAAGTTGATACAACAGGTCGCCCACTCTACGCAGCGGCAGCACCTCAGAACGCTAACGGCCTTATCACTCAGGGCTCAACACGCGGTACAGTCGCAGGACTCGACCTCGTAGTAGACCCTAACTACGCAGGTACAACTTCAGGCGCTAATAAGATCGCTATGGTTTACCCACGTAACGCTATGCGATTCCACGAGAGCGGCACGATTCAGCTCCGCGCTAACGTCGTATCAAATGGCCAGCTAGAAATCGGCCTCTACGGTTATGTTGCAGTAGTTAACCGCTACCCATCAGCGTTCCGTAATATCCGTATCGCGTAATTCGGATAACCCCTTAATCGTGGGGGGCGGCTGCTCCCGGTCGCTCCCCACCCATCATAGAAAGCAGAAGAGATATGCCATCCGTTATCACCGTCGCAGAACTGCGAAAAGTGCTAGGCGTCTCTTCTGCTCTCTACGATGACGCTTACTTAGCAGATATTATCGACACTAGCGAGCAGGTAATCTTGCCGCTACTCCAGACTTACTCTTCTCCTATTTCTAAGGTATCGCTGACTGATAATGTCGCTACCTTTACTACTTCTTTAATTCATGAGTTCACAGAAGGCCAGAGCGTAGTTATCGCCGGTTGCGGAACTCCTTTTAATGGTACTCGTACAGTTCTAGCAGGCGAGACCGAATATACCTTTACTGCTGATATCACTAATGCAGACATTATCGAAAAGAACGTAATTCCAGCAGGTTCTGCAACTCTTTCTGGCGCTTCTACTTATGTCGGGGTAGCTGCGGTCGAATCTGCTCTTCTCGTAGTATCGGTTGAAGTATTCCAGAGCCGTACCGCTCCTGGTGGACAGATAGAAGGCGTGGACTTCGCTCCTAGCCCTTACCGTATGGGTCGCAGCCTATATAACCGCGTAGCAGGCCTTCTAGGTGCTTACGTGGATGTAGAGAGTATCGCTCAGTGACCGCTTCTACGATCCTATCTGCGGTTCGCACTCCACTAGCTGAAGCCCTTGCAGGCGTTACCGCTAATATCTTTTCTTACGTTCCAGAGAGCGTTCCTACTCCTGCCGTAATGCTCGTTCCTGATTCTCCTTATATGGAGTTCGATACTATTGGGAAATCTACTTTTAGATCTAAGATAAATCTCACGATTACCTGCGCAGTTGCGTATAATAGTAATCCAGCAAGCCTCGATAATATCGAGCAGCTAATAACAAGTGTTGTAACCCGTATCCCGGTGGGCTATGAGGTTTCAACGGTCGAAAGGCCAACAGTTACACAAGTAGGCGCTAGCACTCTGCTGGTCGCAGATATTCGCGTGAGTACCCACTACACGCAGACAAACTAAGGAGAACCCAAAATGGCAACAACCGTTATTACGGGGCGCGACCTGACCCTCACCATCGCTACTACTGCGTACGATGCACAGGCTACTAGCGTCACACTTACAAACACTCCTACTATCGACGTCTTCCAGACACTCGATGGCAAGGCTTACAAGCACACAGACGATCAGTGGGAACTCGCTATCGAGCTTCTCGCAGACTGGGGCGCTTCAGGTTCACTTTTCGAGGCTATGTGGACTGCTGCTGAATCAGCACCTAACACTACTCTAGCAGTATCACTTACTGCCGTTACAGGCGCAGTATTCGCTTGCAACGTACTACCAGTATTCCCATCAGTAGGCGGAGCAGCTCCATCAGCTCAGACCGACTCATGGACTCTTACAGTCGTAGGAACACCAACAGAAACCTTCAGCTAAAAACTGAGAACGGGAGCAAACAATGAAAAAAGAAATCACAATTAAATACGCGTCAGGGGATGAGGCTACCTATGTGGCCTATCCACCTGATTTCGCTAAGTGGGAAATGGCAACTAAAAAGGATATCTCCGCTTTCGCTGGTATGTGGGATATTCTCTTCGTAGCGCATAGTGCGATGAAGCGAGAAGCCGCTGGAAAACCAGTTAAGACACTGGAGATCTGGATGGAGTCAGTAGTCGATATTGAAGTAGGCACTGATACCCCAAAAGCCACAAACGCGGAAGCATAAGCCGCTTACTGGTTGAACTAGCAATAGCTACGCAGATACCAATGAGTGAGTGGAAAACCGCAGAAGACATATTAACGGCTATCGAAGTATTGGAGGCTCGTAATGGCAAGTGACGCTATTACCTATGATAAAGGTGATATGCGAGCCATTATTCAAGCTTTTAAGGCGATGGACGACGCGGCGGTGGAGGAGGCTAAAAAGGAATCCTCCGCCCTCGCGGAATATGCAGCAGGTGAGATTAAGCAAGCCGCCGGAAGTCGTACGGTTTCTGGTACTGCCGCGCAGAGAATTGCAGCGGGCGTAAAGGTAAGCAAGACCTCAAAGGTAGGCGAGTTCTCTTATGGATTCGCTCGCCAAAAGTTTTCAGGCGGAGGCTCTACTTTAGATCTCTTGTACGGTATGGAGTTCGGCTCAAACCGCTATAAGCAGTTCCCAAATAGAACACCAGTTAAGGGAAGAGGAAATGCTGGCTATTTCATCTATCCAACTCTTCGCCGTATTCAGCCAGAACTTATCGCTAAGTGGGAAGCCGCTTTCGACCGCATCTTGAAGGAGTATGACTAATGGCAGGGAACAGAACCCTTAAACTCTCCATCCTTGCCGATGTCGATGATCTAAAGAAGAAGCTAGGAACTGCCGATAATGAGGTGCAGGGCTTCGGAGATAAATTAGGCAAGTTCGGAAAGGTAGCCGGTGCGGCGTTCGCTGCTGCTGGTGCTGCTGCCGTCGCCTACGCAGGTAAGTTAGCCATCGACGGAGTTAAGTCTGCTATCGAAGATGAGGCGGCTCAGTTACGCCTTGCTACTGCCCTAAAGAACGTTACAGGCGCTACCGATAGTCAGATAGCCGCCACTGAAGATTACATAACTAAAACTACCCTGGCTACTGGCGTAACCGACGATGAACTTCGCCCATCTCTCCAGCGCCTCGTAACCGCTACTAACGATGTAGCAGCTGCTCAGAAGTTACAGGCTATTGCTCTGGACGTAAGCGCGGGAAGTGGCAAGTCACTCGAAGCCGTTTCTAACGCCCTCGCAAAGGCTCAGGAGGGCAATACTGCCGGGCTCGTAAAGCTCGGTATCGGACTTTCAGCAGCTGAACTTAAAACTATGTCGATGGAGCAGGTCACTGCTAAATTGGCTGAGACTTTCGGTGGCCAGGCTGCTACCCAGGCGGATACCTTCCAGGGCAAGATGCAGCGCCTTCAGGTTGCCTTCGATGAAGGTAAGGAGACGGTCGGAGCCTTTATTCTCGACGCTATTACTCCACTCGTATCTGGCCTAGTAAATAACGTAATTCCTAGAATCTCTGAGTTTGCAGATGAACTAGGCGAAAACTTAAAGCCGATCATGGAAGACGTTTCTACTTTCGTGAAAGATACTCTGGTTCCAGCCTTTAAGGAGATGTGGAACTTCCTTAATGAGTTTATTATCCCTACCCTTAAAACTATTCTCGTTCCAGTAGTTACCGCGCTCTTTAAGGCTTTTCAGCAGGTGGCTACTACTATTAAAGATAATGAAGAGAAGCTGAAGCCTCTTCTAACCCTTTTCAAGGCCGTAGCGACCTTTAGCCGTGACGTGCTAGCGCCAGTTATAGGAACCGTTCTATCGACCGCTCTAAAGGCCGTAGGAGGCATCCTATCTGGGCTTATTTCAGGCTTCGCTACTCTTGTAGGTTTGATTAACGGAGTGGTAAACGCTATTCAGGATTTAGTAAACCTAGTTCGCAATAACCCACTTGTTAAGGGTATTGGTGGACTTATAGATAATGTCTTCGGTGGCGGTCGAGCTAATGGCGGAGCAGTGACTGCCGGCACTACTTACCTTGTAGGCGAGCAGGGAGCAGAACTCTTTACTCCTAATACAAGCGGAGCAATTATCCCTAATAAGGCTTTAGGCGGCGGAGGCTCTACTATTAACCTCACGGTCAACGGAGCCATAGATCCAGAAGGAACTGCTCGAACCATTGTAGACGTACTCAACCGCGCAACAGGTCGCGGAGGCTCAGGGGCTGGAGCGTTCTCTTACTAATGAGCGACTGGACTCCAGAGTGGGCTATTAGCGTTAATGGCTATGGCGACTACACAAATCTAACCCTTGCTAATCTGAGCATCTCTTCTGGCCGTACAGATAT